TACCGTGCATTGCTTGTGCATCTTGAGCTGCTTCAAATGTCCATCTTGCTTGTAACTTACGAGTCTTTGCTTCGACTGTTTGTTTTAAGATTTGGACTGAAATTTGTCTACCACCTGATCCCTCAAGTATTGCAGTATTTGCACCAGCATATCCTGCTTGTGCAGCCTGTACAACGCCTGCTGTTACTGTAGATGCACTGGAATATGCCTGTGCAATCTTGAATGGTGATAATGCCTCTTCACCAGCAACTGTTGATGTTGCGGCAGCTGAGTTGTCTGTCATTGCGTTTGCATAACGGACTCTCAATGTGTGAATTTGTCCAACTGGACCTGTCATTGGCTGAACACCAACCAACTCGTTAGCAATAACTGTTGGCATGACACGTCGAATAACTGGTAAAATCACTCTGTTAAGAGTTGCAATGTTGCCTGAACTTGTGGATCCTGCAGTTGCATTCTCTTGTAAGTGCTTTTTAGTATTCTCTAAAACAACACCCATTGTAGATCTACGAGTGCCTTGTAAGCCTTCTAGGAGGGCTTCCTTGGTCTCGCTCCATCTGTTTTCTAGTAGTTCTTGTGACATTAAATGTCTCCTTTTCTTTTAGTTTAAAGCCCTGCTAGGCGTTTAAGTTCAATAACGTTATTAGCGTCATCTTCACTCTTTGCAACCTTTGCAGTTTTGTTACCAGTTGCCTCAGTTAAATTAGTGGCTTTCTTAATTCCTTTAGTTTCACTGATTACTGCTGGCAAATATTTTTCAAAAGCGTTCTTCAATCGAGATGTCTGAACGTTTTCAAGTAGTTGAGTCATAACTGTTCTCTTCTCATCATTGAGCGGAGATAGAAGTTCTTCCAATGTAGCATCACGCTCATTGGCTTCTTTTATAACTTTTATTTCTTTGTTTTTGCTCTCAACAAGTGCTTTCGCCTCATCTTGAGTTTTGATGGCTTCAGCCAACTGCTTATCTTTTTCAACAATAGTTGCATTAAGTTTACGTACTTCTGCATTTTCATTTAAATGTGTAGCACCAAACTCAGTTGCATATGCTTCAAAGATACGACGACCAAAATTGTTCTCACGAGCAATTTTAATGTCTTCTTTAAGTTGACCCATTTCACCTTTAAGATGTGTAGCAACAGTTGAAGATATCTTCTTAGCAGATTCTTTAATGAATTTGCTCTTCAGACTATCAAGTTTATCACGTGCATTTGAAACAAGTCTTACTTTAGTTTCTACTAAGTCTTTCTTGTCTGCAGCGAATTCTTTGATTTCTTCAGCTAAAGCACCAACAACAAATGATTCTAATTTCTCAAAACCTGTTTTTGATACTTTACGATCTGCTCTAAGTTCTTTTAACTCTTCTGAAAGTTGTTGTACTAAAAAGCCGTTAAACTTATCAGCATTTTCTTTCATCTTGTTATGAAACTTAACACGATCAGTAGCAAGTGCATTCTTCTCTTCTTGCAAAGATTTGATTTCATTTGCTAAGCCTTCTGTAACCATTTTATCTAGGGCTTCTACCATCACAGTTTTATCATGCTCATAGCGTTGTGCAAACTCCTCACGAAGTTCGGCACGAACTGTCTCTTTGGCCTCAACCATTTTTGCTTCCCATTGTTCAGCAATAGCGGTACGAGTATCCTCATTGACGAGATCGCTATCTAGTAGTGGTTTAATAGCATCTAACATGCGATTCTCCTAAATTTTTAGGTCTCTGATAAGACGAGTCACCTCATCTCTCAGATACTTTTGTATTTTGCCGTCCTTCCCAGACTCTCGGGCCATTTCTAATATATGATGTCCATGTTTCATGTTCATCAGTCCTTCATAAATTGCCTTTGGATATGCATTTGGAGCACTGGGTTGTGCGACCACGTCTACAGTAACTATTTCAAAATCACTGACACGTCCGTTATGTGGATCAACATTACCTGATCCACGACTCGATACGCCCAATCTCACACCGGATTGCAACATAGTTTTTACTAGTTGTCCCATTGGAGTTGGAAGAATTTTTAATTTTCCGTAACCATTAGGCCCGTCCATCCACATGCGTTCAATCATGTGGCAGACACGGTCTAAATTAATCTTGAGGTCATCTGGATGATCTACTTCACCAAGAACGCTATTTCCAGATTTGATTTGCTCATTCAGCG